TGGTCCACGTCAGCGTTTACAACCTGGTGGTAAGATTATTTTAGTAATGACACGTTGGTCTAACAAAGATCTGACAGGTAAATTATTACAGAATCAGAAAGAGGCGAAAGCTGATCAGTGGCACGTGGTCGAGTTTCCAGCAATCATGGACCATGGATCAAGCAAAGCTAAACCAGTATGGCCAGAGTATTGGAAGTTAGATGAGTTGGAGAAGGTCCAAGCAACACTGCCCACGGGCAAATGGAACGCGCAGTGGATGCAGAATCCAACAGCAGAAGAAGGGGCGATATTAAAACGTGAATGGTGGCGAACTTATACTGGTGAAAATATACCACAACTACATCACGTCATACAATCTTACGACACGGCATTTTTGAAAAAGGAGACAGCTGATTACAGTGCGATAACCACCTGGGGTATATTTTACCCAGATGAGGATAGTGGAGCCAATCTTATATTGTTAGATGCTGTTAAAGGGCGTTATGAGTTTCCAGAACTACGGCGTTTAGCATTAGAGCAGTATAAGTATTGGATGCCAGAATCTGTTATAATCGAGGCTAAAGCATCGGGTTTGCCACTGACATACGAGTTAAGACAGATGGATATACCTGTTATTAATTTTACCCCATCAAAAGGTAATGATAAGCATGCACGTGTAAATGCTGTTGCACCTTTGTTTGAATCTGGTATGATATGGGCTCCAGAGCAGAAATTTGCAGACGACGTCATTGAAGAATGTGCTGCGTTTCCTTATGGTGATCATGATGATCTTGTGGACTCAACCACACAAGCAATCATGCGATTCAGGCAGGGCGGTCTGATCGGACACCCTGAAGATTATGTCGACGAAAAAATCGACCAACGTAAAAGGAATTATTATTAATGCTAACAGCGATTAGACAATGGGTGATTAAAACAATGATGAAGGGTCAAACCGGAATTGTAAAAACTTTACCTAAAAAAGATTTAGTAGAATTTAACGTACAAATGACAGCCGAACGATTAGCTCGTAATGGTGTTAATCCAGCAGATTTAAAAAATGTCAATCAGGTAGAGAATGTTATCAATCAGATAGAAAATAGACCACCAGTTCAACAGGGAATCAAATCTACAAAATCTGCAAAAGTTATGGACATAGAAGGTAATGAAATAAAAGATCCTAAAGATATTATAGGTGGTAAAGAAATAAACCAACAGACTTTAAACGAAGAATTAATGAAAAAAGATAATCCATATTCAGATTTAGTTAATACCCCTCGTCCTAAAACTATTAAAGAGCGAGAAGCAGAAGTATTAGCTAGAATGAATAAAGAAAACAAAGAAGCTGCTGAAAGAATAAGAAATAGAAAATTAATTGCAGACGCAGTCGACAATGCCTCACCAGGATTTGTAAAAGGAGATAGAAAATATAATGCACAACTTGTTGCAGACGATTTAGCGGACAAAAAATTTGGTAAAGACTTTTCTGATTTAGATCAAAAACAACAGATGGATCTTTACGGTGAAGCACTTGACGGATTAGACGACTCAGATAAATTTGCACAAGGTGGACGTGCAGGATTTTCAAAAGGTTCAGGTAAAGGAATTTTACAATTTTTTAAAAACATGATTAAACCAAGAGGTAAAGTAAAGTTTGATGAGAGAAAATTTAGAGAAGGTCCGATTGATTTAGATTTTTTAGAAAATATCGATAAGAAAGATCTTGCAAAATTTATTAGAACTAGAGACACAGGTGGCCCTGGTAGTTATGGTATGTATGAAAATTTTGCCGACATGCCTGCAGGATTAAAAGCAGCAGAGTTAATTAAAACAATCAAAACAACAGATGGTGGAATAAATTACAAAGCAGCAGAATTATTTTTAGGTAAGAGATTAAAAGGTAATGAGAGTGTTGATGAACTTATACAAATGTTAAATAGACAAGAGATGAGAGCAGATGGTGGACGTATTGGTTATAAAGATGGACCAGAAATAAAACTTTTTCCAAGAGCAAGAGGTAGTCAGGTTGAACAAGAAGTTGGCCCTGGCATAAAAATTTCTGAAAGAGATATAGATTATGGAATTACTGGTTTACTTGAAGGAGATAAATTTTTTGGTGGTGCTTCAATAGACAAAGGTAAAGTTAAAGTAGATGTTATTACTCCAGAAGGTGATACTCTTTTCAAAGACACTATAGGAAAAGATGATGCAATTAATTTTATATTAGGCATGGGAGATCCTAAAGGTGATAAGTTTGAAATTAGAACAGATAAAGATCTTGAAAACATGCAATTCATTATTAAAACATCTTTTGCTGATGGCGGACGTATTGGTTTAAAAGAAGGCTCTGGCATGACTCGAAGAAGTTTTTTAAAACTTCTTGGTGGTCTAGCATCACTGCCTATTATTGGTAAATTTTTAAAACCTGCAAAGGTTGCAAGTAAGGCTGTAAAAGCTGCCCCTGTTGTAAGTAAATCTACACCACCAGCATATTTTTTTGAGTTAGCAGAGACTATTAAAAAATTTGGAAAATCTGATAAAGTCACATATCAAGACAGAGTAGAGATTCATAGATACACAGGTAAAAATGGTGACGACTATGAATTGATTGAAGATCTTTCAACTGGTGATATGAAAATTACAAAAGATAAAACAGGTATTGGAACTTATGGTGACAAAAGTTATGACACTATAAATGATAGATCTGTTATGGAGTATAGAAAAGGACGAGGTGATGAAACTACAAAAGGGACACCGCCAGATGAGTATGATGAATACAAAGTAGAATTTGATATGGATGGTACAGAGGGAGACGCTGATAATATGTCAGAATTCATTAGAAAAGAAATTATAGAAGAAACAAAAGATAATGCACCATCAATTAAAAAAGCATCTGGTGGTATCGCTAGAATGTTGGGAGAGTAATGAACCCGGTAAAGTACGCACAGATGATGAAGTATCTGACTCGGGCGAAAAAACAAAAGCCAGATCTTCCTGATGTCTTTCCTGCAAGCAAAGCACCTATCCCACCAAAAACACAAACTGTTGAAGAGATAGAAGCTATTAATGCATTTATAAAACGTGAACGACAACAGAAAGCAGGCGGTGGTATGTTAGTGCAACCAGGTTTTGGTGGCACGAGGCAGGGGTATAGAAGTGATAAAACTCAAACAGCAAAAGAGATAGAGTCAATTAAATTAAAAACAGAACCTTTAAATAAAAGAGAAAAACTAAAACTATATAGATCTTACGATGATTTATTTAAACAAGAATACAAACGATTAGTTTCACTAGGTGATCCTTTTTCTAAAATTGATTTAAATAGAGCTGTTATAAATAGAATAGCAAAAGAAAACCCAACAATAAATTTACAAGAAGGGATAGGTTTAGATAAAATACCTGGAGGTGGTAATGAAGAAAGCAAAACTTTATTTGAAAGATATGATAAAACTTCTGCAAGGGGTCCTTTATTTACTAAAAAAGAATTAAAAAATTTTACACAAGGTAATCAAGTGTTTGCAAGAGCAAATACTAAAACACAAGAAATCTTATTTAAAACAATATTAAAAGGCAATACTGATAAAACACAATTAGCTAAAACACTAGGTATATCTGAAGGGAGATTGTCATACAACCTAGAAAAACTTATGCGTAATCTTGTTAAAGGTAGTGGTGATCAATATACTTTTTTAAAAGATTTTAAGGAAAAAGATTTAGAAAAAGTTAGAAATAATATTTATGAGTCGCCAACGTTAGAGAGTTCTTATCAAAGAACTATTTTACAAAGTGTTTATGCATCAACAAAATTAGGGTCACCTGAAAGAAAACAAGCATTAAATAAATTAAAAGAATTTAATAAATTTAAAAAAGTTATGGCAGACAATGGTCTTAATCCAAAAATATTAGCATTAGATCATGCTGCTTCTTATCGAGCTCTTAAAAATGGTAATTTAAAAACTTTTTTATCTGTCACTCCTGTAATTACAGATATTAATCAATTAAAATCTACTTTTGATAAAAGATCACAACAAAATTTAAGAAGAATGAAAGATTATCTTCTTGCAGGTGATAACAAAAACTATAAATATTTTTTAAAAAATCAAACTGAATTAGAAAATTTATGGAAGACCATGACAGGTGGTCAATCTAGTTTAGGTAAAATTAGAGTCACAGCTACTGGTCCTAGAAAAGGAGAACTTAAAATATTTGATTATGGAGCAACAAGTTTATTAGATAAAAATAAAAATTTAATAAATGAACTTGCAGATAATTTAAGTATTAGACAAAACATTGTTAATGCATCTAGTGTAGAAAACTTAAATGAGGCAAGAAGAATTATGTTAGAAGGAAGCACATTAACAGAGAAGAAAATGTTAGGAACTTTAAAAACAACAGACAAAGCTGCTAGAACAAAAATTGATAAAGCATTTAAAGATTTAAACAAAAAAGAAATGTTTAAACAAGAACAAAAAATAGCAAATTTAATTTCTAGTTATAGTAAACTACCCGAATGTAAAGTTGGTGCTGCAGAAGGTGGGCGTATCGGTTTTGCAAATAGTATTACCTGTATTCAAGATGGATTAAAAGAACAAAAAATAGCTGCGCAGAATGGAAATAAAAAAGCTGCAGAAGAATTAGTGCAAGTTGGTAAAATAGCATCAAGAGGTGCATTGTTAAAAAATTTGTTAGGTCCAGGAGCCATTCTTGGTGAAGCGGTATACGAGGGTGCTGTTATAGGTAATAAAGTTTTAGGAGGTAAGCCTTCTGACATCGCATGGGCTGAAAGTTATTTATCCTATCTTGATCCTAGAAAATACAGAGGTGAACTTGATCCATTAAAAATGGAAAGAGAAGATATGTTAGAAAGCACAGCTGATAAAAATATTTTAAGATCAGGGTTCGCAGCACAAGATCAAATATCAGATTTTAATAAAGCTATTGAAGAAAGAGATCTTGGAAAAGCTAGAGGAAGAATGGAACAATATTTACCGGCAGCAGCAGATGCAAGAGAACAAGGCAGACTTGTTAATCAGTCCGCAGATATAATATCCAGTGAAGCATTTAAAGATGCATCAAGAGTTGCGCAAGAATATTTGCAAGGACAATCAGGACAACAACAAGCTGACTTTGGAGTTTTGTCTGTTCCACAAAGCACAATAGCAGATGAGGGCAGAAGAGTTAGAGCTATGACTGAAATGAAAAATTTATACCCACAATATTCTGATAAAGACATTTTAAATATTTTAAAAGAATCTAATATAGATCCAAAAGATTATGACTATACTTACACACCAAGAAATTTTCCAGCAGACACATCAAGTAAACCTTTAACTGGTTTTGATAATATAAGAGATTTTTATCAACAACAACTAGCAACTCAAAATATAGCAGATGCAGGTGGAGTTGCTAATCTAGCAGGTGGTGGTATTGCTAAATTAGCTGGTGTAGATCAAGGCCCACCACCAGAATCAGGACCAAACTCACAAGGGTTGCAAGGTCTGATAAAACGTGTTAGAAACTACTAGGAGTATATATGGCAGAAATAGACAAAGGACTCCCGAACACTAGGAACAAAGTTGAGATTCCTTCAGAAGAGGAAATTCAAGAAGTTGCCGTTCAGGAACCAGTAGAAGAAAAAGGACCAATCGAAGTAATACCAGAAGAAGACGGTGGCGTGACTTTAGATTACGAGCCAGGTGCAATCAATGTACCAGGAACAGAATCACATTTTGATAATCTAGCAGAACTTTTACCTGACGATGTTTTAGAGCCAATCGGCAACGAGATGGCACAAAACTATATGGATTACAAAGCTTCAAGAAAAGAATGGGAACAAGCATATATTACAGGATTAGATCTTTTAGGTTTCAAATATGAAAACAGAACAGAACCGTTTCAAGGAGCTAGTGGTGCAACTCACCCAGTTCTTGCAGAGGCGGTCACACAGTTTCAAGCGCAAGCTTATAAAGAATTATTACCATCAGATGGACCTGTAAGAACACAGGTTGTTGGTATTAAAAACCCTGCAACAGAACAGCAGGCGAATCGTGTTAAAGATTTCATGAACTATTTAGTTATGGATCAGATGAAAGAATACGAATCAGAATTTGATTCAATGTTATTTCATTTACCTTTAGCAGGATCGACTTTTAAAAAGGTATATTACGATGTACCTATGGGAAGAGCGGTATCTAAGTTTGTACCGGCGGATGAATTAATTGTCCCGTATACGGCTACCTCATTAGACGATGCGGAGGCAGTAATTCATACGATAAAAATTTCTGAAAACGAATTACGAAAACAACAAGTCAATGGTTTCTATAGAGATGTAGAATTAGGCCCACCAGGTACAGACACAAATAACGAACTTGCAAAAAAAGAACGTGAGTTAGATGGTACAAAGAAAACTGGTAAGAATGAACCTGTATATACTTTGTTAGAGTGTCATGTAAATTTAGACTTAGAAGGTTTTGAAGAAGTTGATGCTCAAGGTGAGCCAACTGGAATAAAATTGCCC